TACGCGCGGACGGTCGGCTCGGGTGACAACGTCCGGCAGATCTCCGGTGCGGGGCTGGCGGACCTGCGGGCCCGCTGCCTGTCCGCGTTCGGGCGGAAAGCAAGGCAGCGGGTCATCTGATGGGAGGCTGGAACCGCACCCACGGCATGGATGGGACACCTACCTACAGGTCGTGGATGAGCATGAAAGGCCGCTGTCTCAATCCCAGATATCAGGCATATCCGCATTACGGCGGACGTGGCATCACCGTCTGTGGCCGGTGGCTGGAATCATTTGAGAACTTCCTCGCCGACATGGGCGTGATGCCGTCAGGCCGGACCCTCGACCGCATCGACAACGACGGCAACTACGAGCCGCGTAACTGCCGGTGGGCCACTCCTGCTGAGCAGATGCGCAACAGAAGAGTCACGAAGCTCACTCCGGAACTGGTTGCCCTGATCAAGTCGTCTCCGCTGTCTAGCCCAGAACTCGCCCCGCTGATCGGCGTGACTGCCCGGCATATCCGCAAGGTGCGCCAGGGCACACGCTGGAGGGAGGTGGTTGGCAATGGCTTCACGGGTTAACGTCCAGGTCTCCGGGCCGCTCTTTTGACGGGCAGGCGGCGCGCGCGGTCGTCGAGTGGATGGACGAGACGAAACGCAAGGTCGCCGACCTCGGCGTCAAAGAACTCGACGCCATCACCATGGACAGGACCGGGCGGGGCACCGGCCACTACCAGTCGATGATCCAGACCCACCTGCTGGCCTACAACGACATCCGGATCGATGACCCGGTCGTTTACGGTCCGTGGTTGGAAGGTGTCTCTAAGCGAAATGAGTCCACTTCATTCAAGGGCTACCACCTGTGGCGCCGGACCCGGCTGCGGCTGCGAAAGACCTTCCAGGAAGTCGCCCAGAAGCTCCTCGATGACCATTATCTGCGGCGTATGGGCGGCAAGCTGTGAACTTCGATTCCGCCGCCGTCCTGTCGCTGTTCGACCAGATCAAGAGTCATGCGATGAAGCTTGGGCTCTTCGAGGAAACGCGCACCCATGAGCCGAAGAACGCGCCAGGCCATGGCCTGCGCGTAGCGGTCTGGCTGCACACCCTGGAGCCGATCGCCGCCGCGTCCAGCCTGGTCGCCACGTCGGGCCGCGTCGAGTTCCACGTCCGGGTCCACTCCAGCATGCTCCAGGAGCCGCAGGACGACATCGACCGGGATCTGCTGATCGCCGTCTCGGCGCTGATGGGCGAGTATTCGGGGAATTTCACGCTCGGTGGGACGGTGCGTGACGTGGATCTTCTCGGCGAGCACGGCCCCCCGATGTCGGCGCAGGCCGGCTACCTGGATATGGATCACAAGCTGTACCGGGTGATGGTGATCACCCTGCCGATCATCATCAATGATCTCTGGACCCAGGTGGCGTAGATGGCTAAGCAAGCAGGGCTCGGCAGCAACTTCTACATCGGCGGCTTCGACCTGTCCGGCAACGTGAACGCGCTGTCGAAGATCAGCGGCGGCCCGGCCGCGCTCGACGTCACGTCTATCAACCAGTCGGCGTTCGCCCGACTGGGCGGCCTGCGTGACGGCGGCATGGACTTCACCACCCTCTTCGACTCCGCGGCCGGGCAGGAGCACCCCGCGCTGTCTCCGCTGCCGACGGCGGACACCATCGCCAGCTTCCTGCCGGGGCCGCTGGCCATCGGCAACCCGGCCGCCAGCGTCAACTGCAAGCAGGTCAACTACGACCCGAACCGTGACGGCAGCGGGAACCTGCTGTTCAGCGTGTCGTGCGTGGCGAACGGCTTCGGGCTGGAATGGGGCCAGTCGCTGACACCAGGATTGCGGACCGACGGCTCGGCGACAGCGGCGGCCGCGGGCAACAGCTTCGACACTGGCGGGTCGCTGGCGTTCGGTGCGCAGATGTATGTCCACCTGACCGCGTTCACTGGCACCTCGGTGACGATCAAGGTTCAGGACAGCGCGGACAACATCACTTTCCTCGACATCGCCGGGACGTCGCTGACCACGACCGCGCTGGTAGCCGCCGGGTCGGTGCGGGTGGCCATCCCGAACACGACGACGGTGCGGCGGTACATCGCGGTGGGGACCGTGGGCACGTTCTCCAACGCGGTCTTCGCCGTCAATGTGATCAAAAATTCGATCGCAAATGTCGTTTTCTAGGGAGATGCGATGAAGACCTGCCGGGTGTGCGGCGAGGCCAAGCCACTCGCCGAGTTCTATGCGCATCCCATGATGGCCGACGGTCACCTGAACGAGTGCAAGGTGTGCAAGCGGAGCTACCAGCGGACGCGGAATGACCTGGTCAAGGACGATCCGGACTATAAGGCTGCTCGCGCGAAGTGGGCACGCAAGGGCAAGCTGCGCCATGCTTATGGCCTCACCGTTGACGAATACAAAGCCATGCTGGCTGAGCAGGGCGGCTGCTGCGCGATATGCGGCACCACGGACCCCGGGCTTGATCACCGTGATCTGCCCGTTGATCATGATCACAAGACAGGCGATATCCGGGGCTTGCTCTGTCACGCCTGCAATGTAGGGCTAGGGCGTTTCGGCGACGACCCTGACCGGTTGATCGCTGCTGCCGCTTATCTGCTCGCGCGGCAGGACGTTCTAGGGCAGGTCTTCTGATGGCTCAGGTAATCCCCCGGGGTAGTGGCGGCAGGCACGGCTGGGCTGACCCGATAGGCGCCCAGGACCAGGTGTCGGACATGCTCGCGCTGATCTGCCAGGTGCTGGCTCTCGCCGGCGAAGTTGCTACCGTCAACCCGGATACCGCCGTGGCTGCCGTCCAGGCCCTGCAGACGGCAGGTGTCGGCCCGGGGCTGCTGCCCCGGCCCCGCCTGTACGCCCCGGCGCACCTGCGCCGGTGGCGGGTCGCTCTCGCGCTGGCCACCCAGAACATCGTCCCGGTCGTTGTCGCAGGCGACTCGATCATGTGGGGTCTCGGCGCCGACAACACGACGACGACAACCAACGCGAACGCGATCGTCAAGGGCGCGTGCGCGCAGCTGCGGGCGTTCTTCGGCGCGGCGCCGCGCACGCTGGCCCAGAACCCCGGCGAAGGGTTCATCTTCCCGAACGACTCCAGGATCACTGTCGTCGGCTCTCCCGTGACGAACAACTGGGGATGCAGCCCGCTGGCGCAGGGATACCGGCTGATCGGCACGGCGCAGAACCTGACGATCACCGTCCCGGCCGGGGTCACGTCCATCTCAGTGGTCCAGGGCAACACCAGCGCTGCGTACAACACCGGCGGCGGCCTCGGGCACAGCTCATCCGGGCTGCAGGACGTCACCTGCCTGTACAGCAACAACGGGGGCGCCAACACGAGCCTGTCAGCGCTGACCAATACCAACCAGGCGCTGGCGTCGACGCCTATCGCGGTGACAGCAGGGACCACGTTCGAGGTTCTCGGCCCGGCCAGCGCCCAGGGATACGTCAGCGGCTTCATCCTGAACACCGCGGCGACCACGGGTGTGCAGGTTCACCGTGTCTGCCTGAACGGTGCCGTGGCCGGGCGGCTGCTCGGCGGCCAGACCTCCGGCGCGCTGAACCTCCCCGCTGCCGCGGACCAGGTTCAGGCGGCCCGTTCCTGCTACGCCTGGAATACCACCCCCGGCGTGATCATCGTCGAGTTCTGCGTCAACGACCAGCAATTCCAGAACGGCGGCGGCACCGCATCCCAGAACAATGTGACGCTGGCCCGGTACCTGGCGTGGATCACGCAGTTCGCGGTGCAGGCTGTCGCTGACGGCTGGTGCGTCCTCATGCTCGGCACCATGCGCGACTCCGGGTACGCCGCCGGGTTCCCGCAGGTCAATGACTACCTGAACGCGCTGAAGAACCTGGCGCTGACGACGGATCACATCGCCTACATCGACGCAGGCGAGGTGTGGGGCGGTTACGCGTTCTCCCAGGCCGACGGAGTGCAGGTTACCTCCTCGGTGCACCCGAACACGGCCGGGCACGGGGACCTGGCCGCGCTGCTGTACGACACGCTGACCGCGACCTTGTCGTCTGGGATCACTGAGCTGGCGACGGCGTGAGGAGAAGCTGATGGAGCCGTTCCGTATCACGCCCGCGCTCCCGGCCGCGGCGATGAAGTCCTACACGATCGCTGCGCCCCGCTCGACGCACTTCCGGCCGGCTACCTGCGCCGAAGCGGGCTGCCCCGCGTACCTGCACGGCTGGCAGACCTCCGTCGACGAGAGCACGGACCTCGGCCAGAAGCAGGCCCATTACATCCGCCACGACCGGTCCAGGAAGCACGCCGAGCGGCGCGCGGAGCAGGAACTG